TGGTCTTGAATAGAATTATCAAACGCTTTGGTTGTTATAAGTGGCTTTGTTTCGTCAGCAGTCGCGGTACTATAAAGCTTACCTTGCCAGTTAAAAGTTGAGCTAGGACCAAAAACGTCTCTTGCAGCAGTAAAGGCTGCACTAAAGTTTGGTGCATTTGAAATTCGTTCACTAATTGTTCTTGAGTCTTCTGCGCCTGCAAACTCACCCGCACCGGCTTTAATTTCACCGGTACCTACGGCTTCTCCGGCGCCCATTCGAATTGCTTCTTGTGCCTGACTAATTAAGTTGGCAAGTGCTTGGCCACGTGTCGCATCTGTCAAATCAGGGTCGTATTGCGTATCACGACTTGATGCGGTAGCTATTTTAACAGCTTGTGCTGCAGTAGCATCATCAGCGCCAGCAGCCTTAACTGCTGAATAGATTTTTGCGTCAAGACTTTCTTGACCTGCCGTGATTAGCGGATCAGTGCGTGTAGCGTCTATTTGTGATGACGTACCAGAAGTAGCACCAGAATTTAACGTACTTAATGTGCCAGACTGTAAAAGTGACGTAGCTGCGCCCGTTAAATCACCCTGCACAGCTTTATAACCTGCATTCAAAAGTGACGTTGCGGTGTTCTTATCAAGACCTGTTTCAGCCGACACTGCATCAGCAGCAGCACTCATACCAATGCTTGTAGCAAGCGCAACAGGATTAATCTTACCGGTCGTGATGAGCTGTGAAAGAATATTCTTACCCGCCGCAGCAAACTCAGCCGGCAGCAGCGCCCCTAATGAGTTAGCAGCCGCGTTGACTCCGCCGGTCAGAACCGTGGTTTTGATTGCATCCATTGGGTCAGCACCGCGCAGCAGTTGAGCACCAAGGTTCAGTGCCCCGCTACCCAAAGAAGCCGCGCTCGCACCCGTAAGTGCGCCGCCTGAAAGAGCACCGCCCAGGGTCTCTGCAAGTCCCGAACCGCCCGCCGCTGCGAGCAGCATAGGTAAAACACCTTCAATTAAAAACTCTTTGAAAAAAGGCGTTTCCTTAGGTACGGTGTAAGGTTTAGCTTCACCAATGGGCGTTAGTTGCCCACCTTTCATTACATAACCTTGAGCCACGCGCTGTTGACCAGCGTAATCACCCCCAGGTGCGCCGCCTACATAGAAGATTAAGTTTCCGGCGGCGATATCTTCAGCATTAGGCGCGGTGGGTACAAGTTTTCCGTCAACCACTTTGAAGGTATCAACAAAAGTACCCGTATATCGATCAGATGATCCGGGTTTGAACAACGCTTTTTGAATATCCGGACTAGCCGCCATCAAAATGTCTTCGGCTGAAGTGGTCGCGGCTCTCTGGTCAACACCAGGTCTCGCGCCCGTTACGGCCTCGGTCTCAGCGGTTAAGTTGTCGGTTGGAGCGGTAAGCGTTCCGCCCGTCAAAACGGCCGGAGCAGCTGCGTCGACCCTACTAGGTGTGAGTGTGTAGTTGCCGGTGTTCGGGTCAAACACATATTGACCGGCGTTAGGGTCTGCTATGTAGTATTTTGACGCAGGATCATTAGGGTTATAACGATCTTCTGTGTAAGTCGCACCTACATCGGTTTTTGGCTCTACGGTCAATGCGGACGCAAGCGCCTCGCTGGCAGGTGTCGCGGTTAAAGCAACCACGGGTTCAGGAGTGTAGACAGGCTGCGGGGCGACTGAAGCCAATCCGCCGGGCTTAACGCCCGTAACAGCTTCGATTTCTGTTGGCGCATAAGAACCCTGATAACCTTGACTCTTCATCCAATCAATGTCGGCCTGAGAGGCGTAATTACGAAGCGTCCCTTCATCAACTTGGTTTGCATTAAACCAGTCGATTTTTTGCTGTGGATTATAGTTTTCCCAGCCGCTTGGTAATACCGGTAGAGCCATCTTTAATTCACCGCATTAGTATAAGCAAAAGCCCAATCGCGCCAATCACTAAATGACATAGGCGATGGCACACCATAGTTATTGAATAGCGCAATTGAACAAACTGATAACGCAAAATCCTGCCATCTTTCTTCAGGCACAGGCCACATAAGCTGTTGTTGCTCATATTGCTCGGCAACCAGTGCAGTCCAGTATGACCAATCCATGTTGCGTGGGTCATAAATCTGCGTCATGGTGTATAGCCTCTTACATCACCAGCGTCAACTGATAATAATACACGTCCCATTTGATAGTTGCCACCAATAACATTTGATTCAAACTCAATTCGAATCTCACGTCGTTGCTCTCGCATATCTATCTTAGTTGTTGTTGGACTAAACGTATACGGACTGCTGGTAACGTCTGCTGCCTGTGCATAGGGTCGACCAATAACATAGCAATTCATATCACCGACTTGCACAAAATCGGGTTCTAATCGTTCTAAGTGCGTCCAGTAATTGTCGCCTATAGGCGTTTCTTGTGCAGGGTTGCCTGTAACAAGTGATAAGTCATGCGTTATAAAGTATGATTGAATGGCGGATGTCGATGCACCATCAACAACGTCAACGCCTACTTCATGTTGCCACAATTTAATAAATCCACCACCTACATCTTCAGTACCACCTGCTACCGGATACTTAAAAACGTTTGAAAAGTAACCTGATGATCTTTGCGCACCTATGGCTTGACCTGCGTCGTACCATGTTTTTTCACGCACATTGTAAATGATAGCATCAGTACACTCAGTGGCATCTCCACGTGGATAAAACCACCAAATTTCTCCAAAACGAGGTACTTTCCAAGCCCAAACTTTTTGACGTTGCGTGTAATTAAGATTGTCAAAGAACCAATTTTGGTTCATGTCATTAGGAATTTCTTGCACAACACCGTTGTACATAAGAAATCTGTCAACACCACACCAGTAGTAAATGCCATCATACTCAATCACAGATGAGGACGAGAGAATGGACGACTGGCTGGTGATAATGTCATACCTCCAGAATGCCGGAGGGCTTCCAGTGCCTCCTAGATATGATACGCGAATCAAAGAATCTAAAGACCAGAACAAACCAGAAGGCGCGTTGGTTCCACCGCGTACCGGAAGGCCTTTAACAATCTTACCCGTGGCAACGTTAGTTTCGTTTGCGTCCGCGCCATTCCAATCTAATGGATTGCCTGCAGAGTTATTCTTAATCAAGCCTGCATTGCCATAGACAAAAATATATGGATGCAGAGCAACAACGCCGCCGGAAACTTCAATAAGACTTCCAGTTGGGCCAGTGCCTGAAACATCACGTAAAGCCGTTAACACAGTGCCATTAATAGGACCATACAGCACGGGGGTGTTTACTGTTGAGTCAATCTCTGCTAGGTTTTGTCCTGGATGTACCAAAAGCTGATTAACACCACCACCTGCATCATAAGAAGCATCAAATTGGTAGAGATTAAGTGACGATGCTGTAAATACAGCTGTAATGGTAGCAACAGGGATTGAAAAGCCTGCGCCTGTGCCACCAATACTTGCAGCCGGTGCTGTTAGCGAGTCACCTACTGTATAGCCTGTACCTGCAGCTGTAAGTGTTACTGTCGTGACAACGCCACCGGCAACAACAATATTTGCTTTTGCGCCTGTGCCAGTACCGCCTGTTAGTGCAACGTCATTGTATGTGCCATTTGTATAGCCTGCTCCAGGAACTATGGTGCCTAGCGTTGCAACGGGACCTGTAAAAGTAAAGTTATTTACACCCGATCCTACACCGCTATTATCAACGCCAATAACTTGAAGGCCTGAAGCATACGACGTAAAGATGTTATTAATACCATTTGCTGAGTCAACAAACATACCACGTGTTGGCCCATAAATTTGATTTGAAATTCGACGATAGCCGGCCATTTTACGAGGCCGCCCGCGTTGAAATCTTACCCATAAGCCGTCAGAGTATTGATCACCATCCAACGTTGTGCCGTCACGACGAATGCCAGGCTGCGTATTAATTGTGATGACTTTCTCAGTCATTAGAATGCGCCTCCGGCAAGACCTTCAGTTGTAAGTAACATTTTTGTAGTACCGCCTACAGCCCAGCCAATTTTTGACCCACCCGAGGGTCGGTACATACCCGTATTAGTTTCTGATGAAAAATTTAAAGATGGCGCGCCTGCTGAACCATCGATTAATGATACGGCTAAAGCGCCTGTAATAACTGTAGTAGCATTAAGAATATTTGTACCGTCGCAAACAAGAGTTGCTTGTTGATTAGGCTGCAACGTAGCTGTTAAGCCACCTACAATACCGGTTTCAAACGTAACATTATAAGCACCGGTTGTTTGATTTAAGACAAAATATACTTGAACAGCAGCGGGGAATTGTACAGTGACTGCGCCTGTTAACGCACCCGTTGTTTTAATAATTGTGTTTTGTGCCTGTGATGGCGTAATAGTGTATGTGCTGCCACTATATGCTGCAAGAGGCAATACAAGTTGTGAATACGCAAAAGTAGTTGCTTGACCTAGACCAATAGTAAAAAACGCAGAACCTGAACAGCAAATAATTGCTGAATCATCAATTTGCAAGGCCAAGTTAGCAGCAGCGTTAATTAGTTCAGCACCATTTGGATCTATTGTTAACAGACCCGAGCCACCATTGCGAATTAAAACAAACCAATCATCGCCTAATGTTGCTGCTGCTGCAAGAGAAATGGTACCTACACCACCCGTCCATACAACAGTTTTTGCACGATATGTGTCATCTGCAGTAAAATTAGATGCTGTGCTAGTAACTGGATGCGATTGATTAAGCGTTGTCGTAATAGCTTTTAGGCCGTAGCCTGCCAAAGCTGCAGCATCAACCGTTGATGAGCCTGCACCAAATGCAATAGTTCCCCACGTACCCGTTGTGGTTGGATTAGCAGTAATGTAAATGTATTTTGCTTCACCTGCAGCAACGGTACAAATAACATTTGCACCACCATAATCAGTTACGCTAAATGTAGTGCCGCCCACATTTCTAATAAGTGCATCTTGGCCTACCGAGGCTTGATTAGCAGCCGGCATACGAAGCTGATAAGCACCTGTTGCAGTCACGTTCATAATACGCGCTGCAGGGTCAGTATTTGTCGTACTGTTTGAAGGCCAATTAAGCTGTGTGTTAGCTGTTAATGCAACGGCCCGATAGTAAACATCGGTCGGCTGAATAACATCGCCTGTAAAGGGGGAAACGTAGCTCATGAGTCGACTGCAATGGCTTGACGATCGGCAATACGAAGCTTATCTTCATTAACAAGTGCTTCCATAATGCCATTGTATTGTTGTTGCCACATACCTATACGTGGGTCATTCTTTAAAAATGGCATTGCTTGCAGCAATGAACCATATAATAAAGCCTGCGGCGCGTATTCTGTAAACCAATTAGTCTGGTTAGTTGCATCGAGCGGCTGAACGCGTTCATAATAAAGCACCTCAAATGCATAAGCTTGATCAGGTGTAGGGGCAATAAACCAATGCGCATAATCGTAATCTGCGTAATATAACGGTTGCTCAGTTTGTGTTTGATCAGGCCAGTAATTACGAAGATACTCATACTTGCGCAAAAGAACAGGGTCTCGACTTGTACCATTTGTTAAGTTAAATGATACGGTCTTTCGCCATCTTGCAGGCTTTGCAATAATAGGATTGCTTGCCGTCATCGTGCTTGTATTGACGGTTAAGTTGCCAAGTGCTTTAAGCTGAGATGCAATAATTTGCTCAGCCAGCATAATAAAAGTAGGAATCTTTTGAACCGTAGCAGTAT